TAAAACAATAGTATCAACTCTTTCTAAAGTTGTACTTTCTGGCAACAAAACACAAGCTCCTTTTTCAGTACCCTTACCTTTATCATGCATATCTCTTATAGCAGTATAAACTTCTGCATAGTTTGCCCAACCTTCAGTAAGTACCTCATGATTTGAAAGCCTAGACATTAAAGCATCAAAATCTTTCATCCACTGTTCAGGATTTTCATTTGGATCTCTATTAGCAAATTCTTCTAAATCATCTAAAATTTGTTGAGCTTCATCATCTAAAGGTGGTGCAGGTTGTCCAGCAATAGGTTCTTCTGCTAACTTTCTCATTTGCTTAACCATACCACTTATAGCACTCTTTATAACTATAACTCTATTTTCAGGTGAATCTGGTGTAACTCCTTCATTCATATCAATAAAATCTAGAGTACCACCATCAATTGCCTTTGCGTATTCATCTAAGTTTCTATTATGCCTTCTTCTGCGTTTTCCTTCTTCATCAGAAATACCAACTTCTTTATCATCTTGCCGCTTTATTACCTGATCTCCAATTGTAATAGATTTTGGTGGATTATTACCTTCTCTTTGAACACTAGCAGCAGGTTTTTCTTCCGAACCTAAAAGTTTTGTTTTACCATCTTTATCAACATATGTTTGATTAGCAGTTGTTTTCTTTCCACCAAAGGTAGATGTACGTTGTGTTCTAATTCCGTTCTGTTGCATCCAACTATGTAATTCTTTAGCAGCTTTTGAAGTACGTTTACCACTTGGTGGTATTTTATTTGCAGCTGGTTTTCTACTTCTACTAAAATGCCCTTCTTTGTTTGCAACATAAAATTTATATTCTGGATTCCTAGCTTCAGAACTTGGTTCAACAACTCTAATCCATTTTGATAAAAACTCTCTTTCTTTCTCACTTAAAGTTTTCCCACTCCACAGTTTTTCTAAAACTCTTTTTACTTCTTTATGTTCAGGTACTTCAGAATTATCTAATACAGAAAATGTTTGTTCTTGAAACTTTTCAGCTTCTTTAGATTCAATTGCTTCAGTATCCTCAATATCTTCTCCACCTTTATCAACATCTACAGGTTCTTTACCTTTTTCTTCTGCAGATTTAATATCTTCTTCATCATAACCTTCATCATCCAAATATTGTTTCGCAGCACCATATCCAGCTTTTTGAGATGGTGTTTTACCACCTTTATAACCCAATCCTGTACTAACAAGTATTTGCCTACCTGTTTCAGGATTTTTAATTTTCTTTTTTAATACATTATCAGGAATAGCTTCTTCTAAATTTGAAATATATTCATAAACAAAAACTGAATCATATTCCATTTCAATTAAAAGTTGACCTAATTTAATAAGATGCGCAGAATTTGTAGGATCTGGCATCCCATCATTTACTAAATAAGACCACTCTTTTACAACCTTTGGAATATCTAAAATCATTTTATTCCTCACTCTTTAATATCCTAAATGTAGTAGCTTTTCTTCCATTAATAGTTGGCATTCCATGCTCATCTTTACCTATAGTTTTTACAACCATTTTTTTATTTTTAAATTTACCAACAAGGATTGTATCTCCTACTTTAACTGGTAATGTTATATCTTCTAATAAATCTTTTAGTTTAATCAACAAATTTCTCCGTTATGTCTTTCATATCGTGATAATTTGTTCCCCAAGCTACTTTAACTGGAAACTTACCATCTTGCTCTAATATATTTTTTACTTTATTCAAATAATCCAATCCGTCACTCATATTGAAATCTAACAAGAATGAATCATATGAATATAACACCAGCTTACTCTCATAATCTTTTATTTCTGATATTAATTTATTTAATACTTTCATATTACTTTCTGTTTCCATAAGTTGTATAGTATAATTAAACAACTTACTTGCATTCATATCACGTAAATTCTTTTTATACATTCTCTTACTATAAATATCGGATTCTATAAATTCTTTTAAATTATACTCTCTCCACATATCATTAATATAATCATAAACACCAGCAAAAAATGGATTTAACTGTACAACTTCTATTGGTATGTGTCCATATAAATATCTAAATGAAAGTTTTTTTGCCGCATCATAATCTACTCCGTATAATTTTGCCATATGTTCATGTACCGAACCACCTGGAAACTCATAATTAATTTTATCTGCAATCAATCGTAAATGAAATGAATCATAATCCATTTCTACCAATACACCATTATCAAATCTACTGACAAATTGTTTGCGTGATCCATCTGTTTTGTTTAATGCGGCAAAATTAATTCCACCAAACCTATTACTTGGTCTTCCTGTTGAAGTATAAATGTTATATTCACTGTGCACCACACCATCCGTAGTTTGCAATCCATTCTGTTCTATATAACTTAAATTATCTAACACTTCATTATTATATGACAAATTGACAGATTGACTATATTTCTCAATCGTATCTTTAAGTATCTTTGCAACTTTACGGCATTTCTCTAAATGTTTTAATACGGGAATTATAGTATCTATATTTTCCCGTTGGTAAAATCTTGTATTAAAGAAATGATGTGCTTCTGTTTCTATATGATCTATATTCAACAACTCGTTTGTTTCCATATAATATAACAAGTTTACATCAATTATATTATCAAGTTCAATAAGGTGACCCAATTTCTTTTTATCGTGGGTATACTTAATAGTATCAGAATTTAAATCTGGAAGTTCTATATTAAGTGTTTCACTATGATTAAGTGGTAACATAAACTCTTCACCACTCAATAACTGCACATATAACAAGGATAGTTCTGTATCTATTGGGTGTTTATGATCATCTGATTGTATCGGTATTAAGATACTGTCATTTGAATTATATAACTGGAGAAAACTTTTCAGTTGTTCTCTATTTTCTATTAACATTTATAACCTTTATTTAGTAATACATATTAATCTGTTTTCAATAAAGATAATTTTTTTTGTAAGTCATCTACTGAATCTTTTGATGGTCTCCATAGTTGTAATGGGAAGAGTACATTACTTATCCCTGGGTAGTCTTTTTCTAATCTTCTCATTGTTTTTCTATTGTCTCTATCTACTTCTTCTTTAGTACCAGATATTCTCCATTGGAAACTAGTATATTTATATAAACTATTTTGTGTACTAAAATCTTCTTTAGATATTTCAAAAATTGGTTTAGAAATATCATTAGCTATTCGTGTAAAATATCTTGTTATTTCACCAATTTCATAATCAGTTTCAGTTGGTTTTGCAGGTGTTGTTTTTGGATAAGGTGTTCTACTCAATGATTTTACATCTTTATATTTACGAAATAACGTTTTATCATTTACTTTTTCTATAATTTTAGAGTTTGAAGTATTGATTGTACCAGTTAAATAAATTTCATCTTTACTTAATGTATAGTATATTGAATATAATAAGTTAGAATTGACAAACCCGCCTGTTTGTTGATATTTAAACTCTCTTGGTGCTGTTGTTAAACCTTGAATAGTTCTTTCAATGTTTGTTTTTATGTTTTGTATTTTTTGTTTATTTGACATTATCTAAAACTTCCCATCGAAGGTCCCCTACTCACCGTACTTGTATCTGCTTCGAAGCGGGGGTTTTTCTTTTTCTTTTCTTCGCCTTTAGCCTTTAAAATATAATTTTCAAGTTGTGCTTCTTTTAATTTTTTAAGAGTTTTATATCCTTGAAAAACACCATCAATTGTAGCTCTCATTTTACCTGATAAGGTAACTGTCCAACCACTACTATCTAACCTATGATTTACATCAAATGCTTGAAATACCGTGGCTGTTTGATAACGAGATGGTAAATAATTAGAATGAAAAGAATTACCTGGATAAATACCACCGATACCATCTATTTCTAATTCTAATTCTAAAGGAATTAATAACGGTGTAGTTGCTTGTTTATAAATACCGTGTTGTGTTGTTAAATAATGTAATGATTTTTTAAACCTTGGTTTCATTTCTCCATCTTCGTCATATACTGAACCTAATAATTTAGTTAATTCACCTTTATTAAATCCAAAAACTGTCTCTCTTTCTTTTTCATATTTAAGAAGTAACTCTAATTCATCAGGATTTAAATCTTTTGGAAATGGGGGTGGAACAGATTCATTATATTCTTTCACGAAAGCTTTTTGATGTTTTGTAGAAACTTTCAAATCAGTATTTAGTTTTTTTAATCTTTCTTCAAAAGAATTTTCTAATATATCAGCATTATCAATTAAAAACTTTTCTATATCATCTTCTTTACCACCACTTGGTCTTAATGGAATTGATGCGTCATTAATACCTTTACCGTGTTTAACACCTATTTTTCTTGTTATTGGGTTTCTAAAAGCTATATCCAATCCCTCTTTATGTTTATCAGCACTTGTATTAAATAAACCACCCATAACAACACCTTCTTTTTGAGAAAATTGACTACCAGGATTAGCGAAATCTTTTAACTGGTCCATATTTGAACCATACATAACAGATAGTTGCATAGCATTTGGTATTTTAGCTGAAACATTTTGTCTTTTAACCATACTATCATGTTGCCATACAGGAAAGAAAAATACTCCTTCTTTTTGTGTTCCATCAAAATGTCTCACATCAAATGGCAAATTTTCATTAGGTACACTTTTTTGTTCTATAGTAGGTTTTTTAAAATCAAAATTAGTTATTTGTTCATCTATTATTTTAGCTCTACTAGTATCAATTTCATCAACAGCAATTCTAAAGTTCCAAAAATTTAAATCTTGATTCAATAATGAAAACAAAGTTTCAATAGCTTCTATAACATTTATACTTTCTACTGTAAAATCACCATCAACTCCAAACGCTTGTTTTAATAACTTTGTATTAATTAACATATTTCTTAAATAACCATATTTACCTGGTTTAGAAGTTGTTGTTTCTACTTCTTTTGTTAGTTCTTCGTTAGTAGTTTTTGTACCTACTACAACATCTACAGTTTCTAATGTCGTAAAATCTACGTGTTTTTCTACAATATCTTCTTCACGTGTTTCATATTCACCTGTACCTACTACTGTTTTAATTGTATCTGTTTCAGTTGCAAATGATTTAAAATGTTCAGTAGTAACTTTTGCTAATTTTTTTAAATAATCACTATCACCAGGTAATGTTTCAGGTTCACTTGTTTCGTCTATCTTAAATTCTTTTGGATGTGATGGATAAAACTGTCCTGGTAAAATATACTTGTTAATATCTATTGTTTGAAGTTCACTATGATTTTTAATTCTAACACTTTCATTAACACTAGAATCTTTACCTTGAGTAGTCAATACTCGTTCAATAGAACGAAATTGTGTTACAATTGGATTATAAGATTCACCTGGTGTTCCTTTGGCATTAGAAGTTACAGATAAAAACTTTGATAATACATTATCTTCAAACCAACCCCAACGAACCCAAACATTACCTTTACTAACTATACCTTGATCTAACGCTGCAGTATTACCAACTCTACATAAAAATTTATTTTCATCATAATTAATTTGTCTTCTGTAATTACCATCGTAAAAATTTTGTTTTTTATCTGGTTTTTTAGTTAACTCTTTAGCTATATACCTATCAATTTCTTTTATAAATAATTTAAGTGATACAGTAGTATTTAAATTTATTAATGGATTCTTTTCTACAGGTCGTTCATTTACTTCAGGACCACCATACTTTGTTGCTTGAGCTATTTTTTCAGCGGTTTCTCGTGTATCTTCATTGATTGATAAATTATAAGCTATTCCTGGGTCAATACTATCTTTATTAGGGTCTGGGTTATCTAATATACTAGCTCCTACACTTGATAATATTGTTTGACAATCAAATCCACCATCTTCTCGTGTAGTAAATTCAAAATTTTTAACAATACCAACCATCATATCAAAATCACCATCTGTATCTACAACTTTATTTCTATAATTTTCATAAGCGTCCGCTGAAATTTGAAAGTTACCAGTCGCTTCAGAATATCCTAAAAAGTTAGGTAATTTTCTTAATGTATTTTCATCATATACCCAACCCCATTCTATCATAACTGTTTTACCGTGTGCTAAAAAATGAGGCATTAAATAATCTAAATCTTCCCAAGTCCAACAAGTCCAAGATATTGTAGCTTCACGTAATGCTCGTACTCCACCTTTGAACGAAACATCAACTGATTTTACTCCTGGTGTTGGTCTTTTATTTTTATTTGGTATTGTATCTTTTCTTCCACCAGCTTCTATAATTGAATCTAACTCAAGTTCACTATAACCACTAAAATCTCCCATGGTATACAGCTCAGCTGCAGTTGATTGGTCTTCTTTATTATATGTTTGATATGTTCTTGACCCATATATCTCATCATAACCACCTGGTAAACCTCCGTTAGAAGTTAATCCTACATCATACCCCTCTTTTAACTTTCCACCCATTAAAATAACAGGATTTATTTGACCTGAAGTCATTCGTAAAAAAGTTGACCGAGTGGCCATTTTAGCGTGATTTAAACTAGTACCAGCTTTAGCTGATTGATTTGGTGTAGTAGAAGTTTCTCTACCTAACACTTTCATTTTTTCAAATAACCTTTTTTGAATTTGTTGTGGAATTGGTGTTAAATTAATCATAACCTATTAACCTGCTTTATTTATATTTCTAAATCTCTCTACAATTCTCGTTACATTACCTGGAATCCTAAGTGAAGTTCCTACATCTAACGCCATTATACCACGAATACCATTTGCCTTTGCTATTATCCACCATAATGTATTATCACCATAGTATTTATATGCAATATTATCTAATCTATCACCGTCTTTAGTATATATAAATATATCATTATTTTCAATAGGAATTGTAGGATAATATGTAGTTGAATATGATCGTATTCCTGCTTTATCTATTCTTTTTCTTGTTGTTGTGTATCTTTTCATAGATTAACCCTTATCAAGAAAACTTGATAATACGTCTGGATTAGTATCCAACAAGTTACCAATATTCATTCGTGAATCGCCTTTTCCTATTTTAAGTAATTTATTAAATGTAGTAGTTGATCCAGGTACATATCGTTGTTCAGCTATCCAAGGTACTTCATACTGTTTTTGAGTAGAACTTGGTAACCTATCTCCTACATAAACAAATGTACAACTAGCTTGAATATATTTAGGTAATTTAGCAAAAGTTGTTTCCCAAGTACCATTATCTTGTACAGTATATGTAAGTGATGATATATAACCTGGTGTATTTGTATACATTTGACCTATTGTTAATCTAGAAAATGGTGCGACCATACCTTGACCACCACCATTAGCGGGTGTCCAACTTGGATATGTTAATCCTGCAAGATAGTTCATTTTTTCCCATAAAGTTACTAATTCTTCATCAGACTTTGGATATATATCAAATGTAAAACTTATTTCTCTATTTGTACCTTGATAAACATAAACATTATCTGGTCTACCAACATACCTTTCTGATGCGTATTCAGGTGAAAATGTATCTGTTATACCACTTAGTATTGCTCTGAATACCATAAGGTTACCATCACTATCTTCAAATCTAAATGGTATAAAATCTAACTCTTCTTCATTTTTATTTGTTCCACTATCTTTTGCAACATCTCTTTTACCATAAGGAATTAAATTAACTCTATCTTTACCAATTTCAGATAAAACTTTTGCATTTGGATTAATTTTAAGACCTGTAGCTTTACTAACTGCGTCCTTAACTTCTTTACCAAACTCATCAAACGCTCTTCTTTTAGCATCTAAAGCTCTAGCACTACTTTGAAGACTTTCTACTGATGTTGTAATACCATTTGGTATTTTTTCTTTTAAAGAACTAATACCTTTGTCTATGTTTATTTTTAAATTTGATTGATTATACGCACTACTAATATTATTTACAACGTTTTGTGCAAAGGTTGTCGCTTTGGTTATAACCGCTTTAGAAATTAAAGAAGCTATAGTATCAAAATAAGGTTCAACTCTCATAAGAGGGTCTATTTTATTTATATTAATTTTAGTTACACCAGGTAAACTACCTAATGATATTAAATTATATCCTCTTATAGACTCTGTTTTTTTAACTTCATTACTAGTTAATCCGTATTTTACATCAGTTCTATACCGTTGTTTATTTCTTTTCTTTAATGTATCTTGTTTAAGTAAAAATCCAGCACCTTCTGGTGTTAGTAAAAATTTACCCATTCTCTCTAAACCACCAATAGCGTTACCCATATATTCATTTGGTGACCTACCTAAAACGGCACCACCAAGGTCATCTAATAATCCGCCTGCAAAATTAACTACTTTGGCTACTACAGGATTTATAAACTTACTTGATTCTAAACCATCAAATCCCCAACGATCACCTATATTCTTAATTACATATGGTTGATCAAATCCAAGTATATTATTATCACGAATACCCAATTTACCTTCTTGTTTTGTAAGTTTATTATAATAATTCTGTAATGTACTCCAGCCAATATAATTTGTAAACCCTTCGTTTGAACCTCTACCTTCTGTGTGTCCTATCAAAAGTCGTGATGGTGGAGCAAATTTTGAAATATTTGTATATGAAAGTATTGATTCTTCACTCGTTGAACTAAATGTTGGATTTACTGAAATACCACCAGCGAAACCAGTACCAGTAAGAGTAACTGTGTTTGCACTAGATACTCCAGCGGGTCCATATATAGGTATAATATTTCCATTAAAATCTAAATATAATGGTGGTATATGTGATTTAAACTCTGTCGGATCCATATGTTGTCGTCTTGGTGTAAAACCAGTTGTGTGTGTATCTTTAAACACATTTATACCAGGATTAAGCTGTCCAGCAAAACTAAATTCTTCTACATCATATGGTCCAATTCTTATATATTCAGTTGGATCCATATGTTGCCTTCCTATTGTAAAACCAGTAGCATGAGTATCTTCAAAATAATTAACACCAAGTGTAGTTGATATTGGAAATGGGCTTTTTGCAAATCGTAATTCAGTTGCACTTTCTGGTGTACCAAATCTATCAGAAATATTTGCAGTAGTTGTTTCGCTACCAAACAATTTCTTAATTTTTGATAAATCTGATTTTAATTCTACTATTGGCATTATCTATTTCCCATTTCTTGACGTACTTTTCTCATCTCATCATAAATTCGTTCTGAACTATCAACTAATTTTACTGAATTTTCAGCAGAAGTCTTTTGAAAATCTCCCATTGCATCACTCACTGCACCCCCAACTCCGGCTACACCAGCGGCTGCATTATTTCTAACAAGTCTTGAAAGCTGCTCCACATCTACACCAACACTTTCTGCTAACGCCTTTCTCTGTATTACGTTCATTCTATTGAATTCTGCTTCACCACCAACTTGTCTTAATATTTCTTGCATCATCTTATCATGTTTACCAGCCAACGCCAATTGCCTTGCTCTATCAAGATTAATTTGTCTGCCAAGTAACATAGAAGCTTCTAACTGCTTTTCGATAGATGATTCAAAATCAAGTAATGATTCAGCTATACCAGATACAACACTCATATTTAATCCTAATTTTCTAGCTGCTACACCCGCATTAATTAAATTTTGTCCACCGTCTTTAGCAAATGATGCAAAATATCCAGCATTTTCAGCTATATCTCTCATTACTAAAGCTGGTGCTATACCTGCAGCTTCAATCATAGATGCATTTGTTTTAATTTGATTCAATAATACTTCTCTACTTGCAGATGATAATGACTCCATTATAGAAAGTGTACCACTTAATTGTTCTGCAGTTTGACCAGTTGCAGCAGCTGTTCTTGCAAAACTTAAACTAAGATTTATTGATTCTTGTACACTTGCACCTAAATCATTTCGTATTGCAGCTTGAGCAGATTGTATATCTGATATATCCAACCCATATGCTTTTGCTGCATAACCAAGAGCTTTAGTTTGAGCTGTTATAGAAACAGCTTGACTATATGAAACGCCCAATTCTTTACGAGTTTCAGTTACTGCTTTTTGAAATTCTAAAAAAGCTTTTCCTATGGCAAAAATTATACCGACTATACCAAGAGCTGATCCTGCCATAAGTTTAAAGTTACCATAAGTCTTTTTAGCCCCCGCTGCCATATTAAAAACGCCCGGCGAAGATTCCATAATAGCATCGCGTGTATCTTTACTTACGTTTAATTGTTTTAATAGATTTTTAGCTTGATCTTTAGAAACACCAACTCGAAGTTTACCATCATCAGTAATGACCTTTGACACTTTAGCTAAATCACTAGTAACTCCAAGTAATTTATTAACTGTACCAAAATTTTCTTTACCCAGCTGTACTAATGTTTCTTCAAGATTTACTATGGACTGTAAATCCTCCGCTTGGCCTTTATATGGTCTACCCGTTTTAGCTGCCATTAGATTTCCTTTTGGATTTTATTAAAATCCTGATACTCCAGAATACCGTTTCTGTAATTCTTTTTTATTTTTTTTAATATATACTTCCATATCTTTTCTATTTTTTTCCAATTCTTTCACTTTTTTAGCAAATTCTGGATCTTTGGCAGATAATTGTTTTATAGCTTGGGATTTCGCTTGAGCGGCAATCGAACCAAAAATAGCTCCTATAAATTTACCAACTAAACCTTCTTTTTCTTTTATTATATATTTAGGCATTTTAATCTCCAAATTGAATTACTAATAATAAATATCAATTAATGTAATTTATGTCTATCCATTTCTTTCTTAAGATCATTAGCTTCTTGCTGATAAAATGTCTGAAGCCGTTTCAAGTAAAAAGAACGTAAATATATAGGTAAGTTATACACATCACTAAAAGTGAAGCCACCTTTAGAATGTAATATTAATTGAAATATTTCTTCGTGGATTTGCGGTTTATATTCCGGCGGAAGGCCAAAAAAATCGGACGGTGACTGGAATCGTCACCACATTCTCCTTTCCAGCTGAATCCACAACTGTTGCACTCATATCAACATCTGGTGTTATTGATGATAAGTATTGTCTAAAAGCAAGAGAATCTCTGGATAAAAATTCGTTATCGATAAACTTATTTATATATCCTCGTTCTGATTTACCATCAACTGAAAGTATCATCTTCTTTAACCGAGTGGTAAGTTCTGAACTTTGCTCTTTAGATATTTTCTCTTTTGCAGTTAATTCATCTGAAATTTCTTTCTCATCACTACCAGTTAATAACTTAAAAGTAATTGGTATCTTTGTAGTTGGTAATTCAAATTCAAATTCATTCTTACCTTTCTCAAATTGATCAAAATCTATATCTACCGGCTCAAGTACTGATAAATCAATTGTATGTTCTTCTCCGTCATATGTAATATCATAATCCTTCCCATAACCAAGAACACGAGCAGCAACCATAATTGCATTCTTATCACCAATCAGTAAATCATCAATTTTAATTGATTTATCTACAATTAATGATTCCAACAATTTATCAATTACTGTGCCTTGTTGTATCAGATTTTGTGAAGTTAAGATATCTTCTTCTTTTGCTGTCATGTATTTTACTTCTACTTTACCACTTGACAGCGGATGATCATCAAAGTAAAAGTATCCCTGTGATGGTAAATCCACCATTTCAGTGGGGAATTTGTAATCAGCCATAACTGACTCCTCTATTGTTAATTGTTAATAACCTTAAATATAACTATTTTAGTATGAATATTTATTTTTTAGATATTGTATCCCAAATTGGTTTTAATATCATATCAAAAATAACGTCGTCCTTTTTAGATGGACTTAAACGTACAATTTTCTCGATAACATAGAATGCTAACAGCACCCATTCCCAATTTGCTACTAACCAATCACTCATTTTATTTCTCCATTATTTATCTAAATTATTTTGCTATAACAGTTAAAGTAATACTTTAACTAAAATTGTAAAATTGCATAATCATATCTCAAGGTAAGCGTAATCTCAGCTGGATCATTTTCTGCATAACTCAAATCACCAAAATTAGCACTTTCAATATAAGTACCTTTCAATACCCACTCTTCAACTACATCACCAACTGGACCAAGAAGATTAAATGTAACATCTTTCTTATAAAAATCTGAATATCCATCTCTACCTGTAACTGATTCGTGTGATAATCTTATCCATTCCATTACTGCTTGTGCTGCTGATGGAACTACAGGATCATATAAAGTAACATCAATTGGTTGCCATGCGCCCTTACCTTTAATATACCGTTTTACATTAATGTGATCTAATACAATTTCTTCAAACTGAATTGATGGTCTATTAGCAGTTTTAATTAAATACGCTGGTACACCTTCTATATACATAATAAACCGATTCTTTGTTTTCGGTTCAAAGGGTGTAAACATTACCTGGGAAGGATCTAATGTTGCCATTCTATGTTCTCCTATAAAATTTATTATTCATACTCATAAATAAATATCAATAAACTAAATTTTTAATACAAAATCATTCTTTGTGATAAACCTACACATTTTTTACTACAATAAACTTTATTGTTACTTGTAAATTCCACATCACACTGCTTACATATTTTTTTATTCATATTTTTATTTAACCCATCTTAACTATAACTATAATTATAGAATAATGTAAAAAAATACCGAAAATTAATTCGGTATTTTTATTGTTTAATTTGTTATATTAAACTATCCTTCAAACGTTGCACCCGATGGTTGAACCACAAAATCCAAAACAATAAATTCTGCCGTACGCGTCGGTTGGATAAAAATCTGTCCTACTAACTGATTCCTATCAATCACATCTGGAGTATTATTTGAATCATCCATAACAACTCTAAAAGCGGATAATCCACTATTTTGTTGTACTTGTTCAAGATACGGATTAACAATATTCAAGAAACGATTACGTGTCGCCTGACTATTCTGTTCAAAAATTAAATAGCGACTTGTACTAGCTATAAACTTCCTCAATGCGATTAGTAATCTTCTAACATTTATTCTATCTAGCGCTGATGGCTTTGATTGTAATGTTTTCTGACCGAATACTGTTACACCTTGACCTGGGAATGAAGCGATTGGATTAATTCTATTCTCGTATAGATCATCTCGTTCTGAATGAGTTAATCTGGTTTTCGCTTCTAATACTGAACTTAATCCACCACGATTTAGACCGGCTGGTGCAAACCATTCATGAGATACTCTATCAGTATACGATATTACACCGGGTAATACTACTGACGGTGGCACCCATACTGGTCTTGATGTGTCCCTATCTACTATCTTAATCCAAGGATAATATACTGCAGCGTAATTAGTATCTAATGTTTTAATTGCTGCCTTTACTGTACTAATTGTGTCACCTATTCCGGCTGCATCCATTATATACATTGCATCTGCTCTTGATTCTACTTTACTGATAGCATGATTTGTTACTGTTGAATGTAAGCCATGAATAACACCTGGTGTTACTAATAGATTAATATCAAACTCATCTGGATTACCAACTGCGTTAATAGCTCTTTTATATGCTACTGAACCGCTTGAAGTTGATGTTGAGCAATCAAATCCTTGTGTATTAGTACCACTAATATCTGTACCTGTATTGCGAGGTGTTGCTGGATTCATTCCGTCAAATCCCCATTGTAAAGGTACAGCAAACTTTAACTGTTGAATTGCAGATCCACTTAATGATAGTTTACTACCTGCGCTTGTATAAGTATCAGACAATGAAGTATCAAAACTATTATTACCAAACATATCTTCTAGACTCATAGATACATTACTACCTACTGTAGCAGTCTTTGCTACTGGAGCCAAGTATTGTCTTGAATCTTCATTATCAAAATCAAATCCATAGAATATACTGGAATCAAAGTTACCATCTGTATCATTCTGGTTAATTTTAATTGATCCTGTTGGTACTCTTGTGCCTCCTGGTACTGTATTCTTAATTGCGTCAAATCCCATCGGTACTACTGTTTTTGGAAACTTAAATACTCCGTCCTCTTCCATATCAGCATAATCACCGACTCTAATATGTTTACTTATATTAGGATAATTACCATAATACGTTAGTTTTCCATTTGAATCGATTTCGACCCATCTATCACCAATGCGTTTTGCAAAATAGTTAGATGATGCGGGATCAAATGTTAATGAATCAAATTGTTCTAATATGTCATTATCGTCATTACCACCTGGATTATGTCTGCGTACTTGTAATGACCAAGTACCAAAATCTGAACCAGCTACGTCTGATGCTTGTTTGATATTCAATATATTTGCTTTAAAGTCACTACTAATTGAATCACCATGTGAACGAGTATATACCTTAAATAAACTATATCTTGAACCATTAACAAGTTGCGATTGAATTATTGGTGTTCTTGCAAAACTATATTCTACATTACCAGTAAATGATGATGCGTTACCTTTTGCATCAAATGATGTTGTTCCTGTACTGAAATCAAGTCCATTCGACGTTACTACAGCTGATGCTGATGAAGCACTTGATAAACCACTATTATGATCTGAATGTTTAAAATTCTTATACACATAAACGGATGATGTTGAATTTCCAGATTTTGTTGATTGTGGATCACCACTTAATACTTCTGTTATATAATTTGCACTACTTGTGTTAAACGATAATGTATATGTTTCTGCTGATACATCACTACCACTAACTGTAAGTGTAAATGAATTCCAATTACCTGTTGCACTTGTACCACTTAAATCACCAACTCCACTTGATCCACGTGATGGTGCAAGTACTGCTAATGAATGTGATACTGAACCACTATTATATGCTACTAATTCTACTGAATCTACTACATAACCACCTAAACCAAGAACCCTAACTACTGTTACGACTCCTGCGCTTCTTAAATATTGTTCCACTGTATACGGGGTGTAAAACCTATTATCTGTTCCTCCAAATATTTCTTCAAACTCTTGAAATGATGTAATTTGTGTAGGTGTGAATGCAGGTCCTTTTTTAGTTGGACCTATTATTGCTGCACCTATTTCACCAATAGCTTGTGGAAGGAAAGATAAATCACGTTCTCTGGTAAATACCCCAGGGGAAACTATGCGTTCTGACATATTTCTTCTCCTATAAATTAATTAAGTAAAATACTTTTATTCTACTATAAGTATAAAGCAACTTCTCCAAAATTACTATTTGGAGTATATTATATATAAATTACCGTTCTGTGGGAGTAAATATGCCAGTTTGAGGATCTAATGACCCCGGTCCGTACACTTCATTCAATTTCTGAACTAATTCTCGTTCTTCTTGTTGAACTGTTTCATATTCAAGTTCTAATTCAGTTTGTCTTGCTTCTAACGTATCCATTTGTTGATTCATTAGAATACGTTGTACTGACAATTGACCGAGCATAGCTTGCTTTTCAGCGTAACTAGTTTGTAACTGTTGTAATGACTCAAGTTCCTCTTTAGTAAACTTAATTTCATTAGTATTAACTTCTACTTGTTTTTGTTTTACCATTATAACTATTCTCCTGTTATTTATTATACTTATATAAGTATCAAGTAATCATATTAAATTATAAAATATTTTTATAATACCATCCAACTTACTCATCACATCATATGATATTAACTTTCCCTTAATATTTTTATACATTTTTTTACTAATTCCAACTCATACGGTACATCTACGGATATACTATCGTAATCAGTCAGTAATATTTTTATCTTTATATTATTATCCAATTGTTCATTTCTTTCCACCTACATTTTCTCTTTGTATGTCATTGTGATCAAGTTCTGTCCAATAAATTTCAAAACATACTGTATTTTCTATTGCTTCAAATGAATGGAATAATCCCGGCTTTACAATTGTCAAGTCACCCATTTTCATTATCGTATCGTCAACCAATCCATAATCTGTTTGGTGGATTGTTATTTTTAATTGACCTGACTCTACATAAAAAGCATTAAACTTATTATTATGTTTATGTGTAGAGCAAAAACTTCCTTTATTAACTTCTATTCTATGAAATTCAAAATTGGGTTTTTGAAATAGAGTTTGAGTTTGTCCCCATATTTTACCTTGTATTTGCATTTAATTTACCTTATTTGAATTCTTTTCTTATTATTTCTTTTCGTTCTTCACTGTTCTTTTCTGTTAAGCTCATTTTCTTTAATATTTGACTAGCATATTTATAATCTATTTCCCCACGTTTATAATTGGTATATACTCCCTTATACATAATTATTAGTAGTATTATTTAATTCGTTCAATTTTAAAAACTCTTTCATCATTCCATTTGATATTGTATTATTTACCATTAATTCTCCAGAATGGTGGTAAAAATATTCCCAGGGTTGTTTATCTAATTCATACCCCATATCCATCATATCAAAATACAACTTCGTCCCGTAATATGGCGAAAGGATAGAGAGTACATAGTAATCCGCTTCTATTTTTTGTGCAAGTTCAATAGTCTTTTTAATGTCATCATCCGTTTCACCTGGAAACCCCGCCATAAAGTATGCAGTAAACGGGACGCCTGCATCTTTCATAATTTTAGCTCCACGAATCATATCTTCAACAGTTTCATCTTTCTGTATCTGTTTTAGTATCCTATCACTACCAGATTCAAATCCTAACTTAGCTCGTAGACATTTAGCATCTCTCATAAGTCCTGCCATCTCTTCGTCTAAATGGTCAGTTCTGGCTTCACATTTCCACGGCATATTAATATCTTCATCAATCATCATACGTAATATCTGTTTAACTCTCGGCTTCTTAATAGTAAATACATCATCTACAAAATACAATTTCGAGTTGTCCTTAATAATTAGATTAGAC